GAATTAAAAATGGCTTTACCTTCAGATCAACAAGGAGCAGATTCACGCTTACAAGTACGCTTTTACAAGAAATCCGTACAACAAGAGCAAGAATCCATAGACGCTGGCAGACCAATCTACAAAGACTTTGATTTTGTACATATCTGCGTAGCTGGTGATACCCTAACCGAAATCGACACTTATGCGTTACAAAACCATAAGCAGCGTTTCCCTATTCAATGGGCTAATTACATGAATAGACAGGGAGCGCATGATGAGGAAGTAGTTGGAACACCCCTAACGGAATGGCCTTTAGTATCAAAGAGCCAAGCCGAAGAATTAAGGGCAATTAAGTTCCAAACGGTAGAATCTATTGCAAATGCTTCAGATCAACAGTTACAGCGCATGGGCATGATTGCAGGAATGTCCCCTTATGCGTTCCGTGACAAGGCAAAGGCATTTCTAAATCTAGCAACAACGGCAGCAGAAACCGATAAGCGTGAGCATGAAATTAACGCTTTGAAAGAAGAACTTGCCAAAAAGGAACTAGAAACTGCTAAAATAAAGGCAGAAACAGATGCGAAGTTAGCCCTAATGCAAGAACAAATGGCTACTATACTTGCTGCTGTTGGTGAAAAGAAACCCCGTAAACAGAAAACGGTAGCCACAGAGGAAGCCTAATATGTCCACAATGCTTGAACTTGTACAGCAAGTCACCGCTGAACTTAACTTAGCCATACCTACTTATGTGCAAGGCAACACAAACCAAGATGTGCAACAAGTCTTGGCTTTGATGAACCGTGCAGGGTATGACCTTGTAAAAGAACACAATTGGCAAGCATTGGAACTGGAATACAGGTTTTACACCACAGCAATCACCACAACCTGTGACACCATCAACAACACTTACGACCTGTTAAATGTTGCTGATACCACAGGTTTGGATGATACATACTCAATCGTTGGCACAGCTATCCCTCAAGATACCTATGTCAACACAGTTTCAGGATCAACCGTAACGACTACCCAGTTAGCCTCGGCTACAAGCGTTGGCGGTACTGTGACCTTCAGTAAAACGAAGTATCCCTTACCGCCTGATTATGAAACCGTTACAGATAACACTCATTGGGATAAGACTAAACATTGGCAAATGCTTGGCCCAGTCGATGCCCAGCAATGGCAATGGCTTAAATCAGGCTATATTTCAACAGGCCCTCGGGTTCGTTGGCGTATTCTTGGCAATGAATTCCAAATTTGGCCACCATATAACACCCTTGAATACTTAGGTTTTGAATACCGTTCTAAGGGCTGGGCAAGAAGCGCAACAAACCAAGTAAAGAATAGCTTTACAGCCGATACTGACACGACTGTATTAGATGACACCATTATTGTTTTAGCCACAAAACTCAAATATTTCCAAATTAAGTCGTTTGATACTACTGCGCTGCAACAAGACTATAACCGTTACTTAAATGTAGCCAAAGCCAACGATAAAGGCTCTGCTACCCTGTCTTTTGCACCGCAACCAAGTGCCGTGCTTATTGGCTGGGCAAACATACCCGATACTGGCTATGGTAGTTAATCATGGCAGTCGCTAAAAGTCGTACAGCAAGGACTACATCGTTACCTTCACCTATTGGTGGCTGGAACGCTAGGGATTCATTGGCAGCAATGTCACCTTTAGATGCGGTTCAGCTAGTTAATTTTTACCCCACTCCTACTGATGTAAGTTTGCGTAAGGGCTACACCAAGTCATCAACAGGCATTACAGGTGCGGTCAATACCTTAATGAACTACACCGATACTTCATTAGAAGAAGGTTATAGGCTTTTTGCTGCTGCTGGTGACACCATTTATGATGCTACGCCAGCTACCGCAGTAGCCGAATTTAGTGGAATATCAAACGATAAGTTCCAACATACCAACATAACTAATGCCGCAGGGCATTTTTTGGTAGCTTGTAACGGTGAAGATCCCGTACTTATATTTGACGGTACAGTAGGCTATTACATTGCAACAACTAGCACCGCTCAAACAATATCTAGCATTACTTTTTCAGGCACTACAGCTACATTAACCACTGCTTCAGGTCACGGTTTAGTAACCAACAATCGTGTGGTTATTTCAGGCGCAAGCCCAGCAGCCTATAACGGTGCTTTTGTAATTACCGTTATTAGTGCAACCCAGTTTGAATACACAATGGCAAGTGAGCCTGCCTCAAACGCTACGGTAGAGGGTACATACACGGTTACAGGCATTACGGGCGTTGATTCCTCTACATTTATCAATGTAAACCTGTTTAAAAATAGACTGTACTTTACTCAAAAAGACACCCTTACCTGCTGGTATTTACCCGTAGATTCCATTGCTGGCGTGGCTGAACCCTTATTTTTTGGTGGTATTGCCCGTAATTCAGGCTATTTGCAAGCAATGGGTACTTGGACTATTGACGCAGGTGAAGGCGTTGATGACTATGCCGTATTTGTTACCTCTATGGGCGAGGCTATTGTTTATAACGGTACTGACCCTGAAAATGCCGAAACTTGGGCATTAAAAGGCGTATGGCAAATAGGTCAAACATTTAACCGTAGATGCTTTTTTAAGTGGGGTGGCGATCTTTTATTGCTTACACAAGGCGGTCTAGTTCCATTAGCTGCGGCATTGCAATCTAGCCGCTTAGACCCTAGGGTAAACCTTACTGATAAGATTTTTTATGCAGTAAGCGAAGCAACAACCCAATACTATGATCTGTTTGGCTGGCAAATTAACTTTTTTGCTAGTCAAAATATGCTGATATTGTCTATTCCTACAGGCACAGGGATGGAACAGTATGTAATGCACACCATCACTAAGTCATGGGGCAGATTTACAGGTATTCCTGCTAATTGCTGGGAAGTCGCTGGAAACAATGGTATGTACTTTGGCAGCAACGGATTTGTAGGAAAGTTTTACGAAACCAACTCTGATGCTGGCACAAACATTGTTGCAACTGCACAGCAAGCCTACAACTATTTTGAATCACAGGGACAGTTAAAACGCTTTACCCTAGTACGCCCTATCCTACAGACAGATAACGGCTTACCGACTGTTCTATGCGGTATTAGCGTGGATTTTGACACTACGCCACTTACCAACCAAATAGCGTTTAACCCATTAATTAACCAAATTGGTCGTTGGGATGTAGCAACTTGGGATGGTGCTAACTGGGGTGGTGGTTTAGTAACAACTAAGATTTGGCAAGGCGTACATGGTCTTGGATTCAGCGGATCAGTAAACCTTAATGTGGCATCGCAAGGCATCGAGTTTCATTGGGCAAGTACCGATTATGTAATGGAAAATGGTGGTGTACTGTAAAAATGTTGTTTATACTACACACAAACCAAAGGCAAATAAATGAATAACGAAGAAGGAAAACTTGAATGGTTTGGTGGCAATCAAGATGCCTTAAATATGTACCGTTTATTTATAAATTTGCTTCACACTTGGGATGATTTAGTAGATAAAGACAAAGAAGTTACTGAAACTGGCATTAATTCAGCATTTTTAATAGCTTTGGTTTGTTTACCTGCAAATCCGTTTTACAGAAGTATTCAAGACAAAATTTTACCTATGTGGATTACGGTAGTTTCCGCTTATGAAACTGCTAACAAATTCGAACGAGATAAAGATGAGCATGGAATAGAAATTGCTCATAATTTAAGGTACGCAGCAGGTCATATTGTTGCTTATGCAGTTCAAGTGTGTGTGGGAATTGATAAAGCAAGAGAAGTTTTGCCCGAAGTTTGGAAAAACATAGTATTTGAGCGATACGAAGAATACCGTAAGGAGCATTTAAATGCTAATAAAGAGTAAATTTAGTGGCTTTTTAGCTGATGGCACAAGAACCCCGTTTATGGGCGCTGCCGGTCTTTTAAGTCCAGTAACAAATGTGTTGTTTGGGAAACCCCCAGCACCACCTGATTATGCAGGTGCGGCTAGGGAAACAGCAGCAGGTAATCTTGAAGCAGCGCAATCCGCTACGGCTGCAAACCGTGTAAACCAAATAACTCCTTATGGAAACTTAAGTTACGCTGAAACTGGCGTAGATTCACGGGGAAATCCTACTTGGACAGCTACGCAGACTTTAAGCCCTGCACAGCAACAACTGTTGGATATACAAAACCAAACAAGTGCTGGCTTGGGTTCTGCTATTAATGCCCAATTAGGTCAAGTACAAAATGTAATGGGACAGGGTTTTAACCCAAACATTCCACAAACTCAAACTGATTTAGGCTCGCAATTTGTAACCAACCCTAATTATGCAAGCGGTATGCAGGGCTGGGACAGAGCAAATCAAGTTCTTCAGGCTCGTTTAGCACCACAGATGCAACAACAAAGTGATGCACAAGCGGCACGATTAGCAAACCAAGGCATTGTTCAAGGCACTAAAGCATACGAAAACGCTATGCGTACCTTTAACCAAGGTCAAAACGATTTGCTTACTAATTCACAGTTAGCTGGACAACAAATTGGTCAAAACCTGTTTACACAAGGTTTGCAAGGCGGTCAATTTACCAATCAGGCATTAATTAACCGTGGAAACTTTGGCAATCAAGCCCAACAACAAGCATTTAACCAAGCCCTTACTCGTTACAACTTGCCACTTAATACATTAAGTTCATTGCGTACTGGCGCACAAGTTCAAAACCCATCTTTTGTTAATGCACCGCAGCAAGCAACAACTTCAGGCGCAGATTTGCTTGGTGCTACAGGCATGAACTTTAACGCCCAAATGGGTGGTTATAACGCTCAAGCAGCAGAGCGCAACAATATGATGCAAGGGTTGTTTTCATTAGGTGGCGCAGCAATGATGTCTGATATTCGCACTAAAGAAAACATTAAACAGATTCATTGGTTACCAAACGGTTTGCCAGTTTATGAGTACGAATACAAAACTGAGTTTAAAGACCACCCATTGGCTGGACACGGTAAATTTGTTGGCGTTATGGCGCAAGAAGTTGAACAAATGTACCCACAAGCAGTTACAACCCTTGATAACGGTTATAAAGCAGTTAATTACGGACTATTGCCATGAACCCATATATTATGCAAATGCAACAACCTCAAGAAATAAGCGGATTAAGCCCTGTATTTCAAAACATTGCATCGCAACAAGCTAATCAAAATGCAGCAATGCAACAAGCACAAGGGCTTACACAAGCTGCTGGTCAATCAAGCCAAGGCGGAATGAACCCAATGGCTATGGCAATGATGTTGCGTAAAAAGCCCGATCAAGCTGCTATGAACGCTCAAGATGCACAAATGGGTGGTTTAAGCACTTATAACCCAATGACCCAATATAGCATTTCTCAGCAATATGGAACTGATCCTTATTCGCAATCAAGCAGGATGCTTGCAGCACAAGAACGAGGGCTTTAATTATGGCTATTAATCCAGCTGGAACTTTACCCCCCGAATTGTTTGCACAACAGCAAGAGTTAAATCGCCAACAACAAATGGCGCAATTGCTTATGCAACAAGGCCAACAAATGCCACAAGCCCAAATGGTAAGTGGTCGTTATGTTGCGCCTAGTATATTTCAAAACTTAGCCCCTTTATTGCAGACCTATATGGGTCAAAAAATGGCAGAAAAAGGCGATAAAAAGGCATTAGATTTAGCTGCACAATTGCGTAAACGCCAAACTGATGATTTGGCTCAATATCAAAATTTACTTAATCCTACACAAACTCAATTAGCTGGCCCAACTCCAACAGGCGCACCACTAATGACGGTAAATGAGCCTGATCGCCAAGCCGCTAACCTATTTGCTGCAAGTTCTTATAACCCTGCATTGCAAGCTGTCGGCATGAAGAATTTGACGCAAGGGCCTAAATGGGAAAAAGCCAGTTTTACTGATGAGAAAACAGGCAAAACCCGTGAAGGTGTTATTGATGCTAATTCACCTGATCCAATTGGTTCGTTCCAAGTTGGCGGTGTTAAACCTGAATTATCTGCATATGAAAGAGCCAGCCTACAATTACGGGCTGGAGATCAAGCTATTTCAAGCGCAAATCTTATGTTTAATACAGGCATGACTGCTGGTGGTGTACCTGCTGGTATGCCTATGGGCAATGCTCCTGTTGCTGGCGGTATGCCAATGGGTAACGCACCTGCTATGCCAATGGCTAATGCCCCACAACCGCCTAAAAATAGCTTTACTCCTGCCGCACAGCCGCAGTATCAATACAATCCAACCATTTCGCCAAAAGCAAACCAAGAAGCAGCAGCTAAATTTAGCGATGAATTAGCTAAAAACCAAAAAAACGCTAAAGACAGCTTTGATTTGATGAAATCAGCTTCAACTTTATTAAGTTCGGAAGCACCAAGTTCAGGAAGATTGTCAAATATTGCTACTGGCGTAGGAGAGTTTTTTGGTGGCGGTGGAGAAGCGTCAAAAGCTGATGCAAGATTAAATTTATTGTCAGGTGCTTTGACAATGAAACAGCCACGATTTGAAGGCCCACAAGGTGTAATGGATGTTATTTTGTACCAAAAACTTGCTGGTGATTTAGGAAATCCAAATATTCCTATTGCTTCTCGTTTAGGCACTATTGAAGAAATGATTGATTTGCAGAAAAAATACTACCCTGAAGGCAATTGGGACAGCATTAGCACAAAAACTAAAGGTGAAGCAAAAACAGAAGCTGCTAGATCGGCTGGAAAAGTATCTGTTGGCGCACCAATTTTTGCTACTAACCCTACAACGGGTGAGCGAATTGTGTCTACGGATCGTGGCATTAATTGGAAACCAGCGGAGAAAAAGTAATGGCACTTCCACAAGGATTCGTATTAGAGCAAAAAGGCGGTTTACCTGCTGGATTTGTCATGGATCAAGGAAACATCATTACTAGCGATGTTCCTACGCTGGTTGGCGAAGTTCCAAACCCACCTGTAGTACAACAGCCACCCCGTACCATGATGGATCGGGTAAAAGCTATATATGAAGTGCCAGCAGCCATCGTTACAGGCGCAGCAGCACCGTTTTTAGGGGTTGGTAAAGGAATAGTACAAAACATTCAACAAGGCACTAATCAGCGTGTAGATCGCCCTGAGTTAGCCCAGCAGTTTCAATACCAGCCTACTAGCCCTGTAAGCCAAGACATATTGCAAAGCATGGGTAGTGCGCTTGAGGCTAGTAAATTACCCCCTGTTATTCCTAGCGTTGGTATGCTTCCAAGCTATGCAAGAGCAGCTGGTGGAACTCCTACACAGGTAAGACAGGCTGCACAAACAGTACAAGAAGTAGGGCCTCGCATGGCACAAGCCCTGCGTCAACCTGAATTACCCCCTATGTCTACCATGTCGGGCGTAGGCGCAGCACAATCACCTGAAGCCTTAACTCGTATGCAAATGGCACAACAACTACGAGTGCCAATTCCGCTTACTAAAGGTCAGGCTACTAAAGAACTTGGTCAGCAACAGTTTGAAATGGAAACAATGAAAACCTACCCTGAAGGTGTAGGCAGACCAATTATTGATCGCAAGATAGATCAAAACCAACGCATATTATCTAACTTTGACGCATTTTTAGAGCCAATTGGTTCAAAAACTGCTGCGCCTGATAACCTGTACGAAGTAGGTAAGGTGGTAGATAGCGCATTAGTAAACAAAGCCAAAGCAGCTAAAAAAGAAATTAGCAACGCTTATAAATTGGCTGATGAATCAGGTCAGACCCAAGAATTAATTAATGTAAATTCGATTAAAACTTTCCTAGATGGTTTGGAAGCTGAAGCAATCAATGCGCCAATTATTACTAGCGCAAAAATGAAGCTAGATACGCTTGCCCCTGCTGGTGAACTTAGCATTAATCAACTTGAAGAAGTTAGAAAAATGGTAGGTCGTTTATCGGGCAGCACACCTACAAACGCTGAATTTGGTAGAGAAATCAATAAGTTAATTGATGCGTCTACTGAAGGCAAAGGCGGCAATTTATACCAAGATGCTAGAAAACTACGAGCAAATTACGCAAGAGAGTTTGAGAATGTAGGCGTAGTTGACAAGTTACTAAGCAAAAAAGCTGGTACAACTGACCGTGCAGTAGCGTTTGAAAAAGTATTCGATCACGCTATTTTGAATGGTTCGCTCGATGATGTTAGGGCAATTGGACAAACGCTTAAACGGGCTGGCCCTGAAGGGCAACAAGCATACCGTGAATTGGTAGGTCAAACCATAGAATATATGCGTGAAGCCATCACCAAGAACATTAGAACGGATGAATCAGGAAACCGTGTTGTTTCTGCTGCTCAATTTGATACTGTTGTCAAAAACCTTGATAAATCAGGCAAATTGGATTATTTGTTTGGCAAAAAAGGTGCTGAAGAAATCCGCAATTTGCGTGATACAGCCATCCTTGTTTACGATATGCCATTAGGGGTAAACACTTCTAATACATCGAGTGCTATGGACAAAGTGTTTAATCGTTTGTTGCAGAAGATTCCGTTGGCTGGCCCTATGGTTGAAGTAGGATCAGAAGCATTGGAAAAGCAAAAATTAACCAAACAAGTGCAAGAAGCCATTAATTTCACCCCTGAAAAGCTGGCTGACGAATTAAGAAAAGGGAAAAAATAATGTCAAGAAACGGGTCAGGTACATATAATCTACCAGCAGGGAATCCTGTTGTAACTGGTACAACTATTAGTTCTACATGGGCTAATACTACGCTTACCGATATTGCAACAGCGTTAAGTAACTCTATTGCCGCAGACGGTCAAACCCCTATTACTGGTGCTTTAATTGGTGTTAATGACACCTTGCAATTCGGTGGAACAGGTCAAGTAACCCTTCCAGTAGGTACTACAGCGCAACGAAGCGCAGCACCTTATTCGGGAATGATTCGCTATAACACTTCTTTTGCTCAATTTGAAGGCTATTCAGGTAGTTCATGGTCGCAAGTAGGCGGTGGTGCTACAGGTGGCGGTGGTGACACGGTATTTGTGGAAAACAGCGTAATTGTAACTACTGACTACACACTTTCTGCTGGTAAAAATGCTGAATCAGTAGGGCCAATCACAATCAATAGTGGT